ATCATTTCCGAAGACAGGTCTTGAGCGTCCGAGCGTGAAGGAGAAGTCGTCGTGAGCGTCGGTCAGATGGAAATGATGACGATCGAGACGGATCGTGAGGCTCGGTTGGCGCGCGATCTGTTGGATGCGCGGGCTGAGGTTGCGATTTTCCGGTCTCAGTTGGCGGCTTCGTGGGATCGGGAAAGGGCGCAGCAGGCGGTGATTTCGGGGTTGCGGCGGGAATTGTTGGAGTGCCGGGATCGTCTGGGTCGAGACCACTGTGATCTGGATGACAGTATATATAGTACCGCGCCGAACCCGTTCCGCGACTTTGGCGGGGATCGTCGGCGTGTCGGGGGTTAGTTGTCCGCATTGCGCGGCCGGGAATATCGCCGCCTGGCGGGAATCGACCTCGGAGTGGGTGCATCGCTACAGTCCGGTGCTTCCGAGTGGTGGGCGGCAGTTCTCGATCACGTTGTGTGTGGCCGGGACTCCGTTTGTCAGCCGCGCGCCGGCGGCGTTGACCGAGGCGATTTCGGCTCGTGCGGCGGCGATTTCTGTTGATAACCCGCCAGTTTCAGGAGGTTCTCCGGATGGAACTGCCGCACCGGTTTCTGGCTGACATTCAGGTTCGCGGGATCGATGGTGATCTGAGCCGAGTATGGGTTGATCGGCGGGATTATGAGGCTCTGGTGTCGATTTCCATCGTTGTCAGGCGCATGTTGGACGATCCGGAATCAGCTAAGCTATTGAGAAGGGCCAAGAAGTTGATTGATAAGCGGTCTGTGGTCGCGTTAGATGAGTTGGAAGGCACTGAGGTAGGCTTAGAAGGCTCTGAGACCTCCGTAGCGTCCTGATGAAAATGGCGGAAATCCGTCAGTTTGGAGGATTGGTGGCTGACGGGTTTGGTGGCATTTCGGAAAGTCGTAGAACCAGCCTACAGTTCCTGAACCACGCGATTTCGGTGTCCAAGGCCGATCCGGCGATGTCCTACAGATCCGCGGTCGGGGCGATTCGGGCGGATGGGAGCAACGCGGAGGCGTGGCTGTTGCTTGGGATACAGTTGCGGGACATGGGGAATGAGAAGGCGGCGTGCGCCGCGTATCGGGCCGGGTTGCGGTGTCCGATTGGCGGAAATCCAGGAGATTTGGTGCCTTTGACACGGCACAAGCTGCTGGTGAACCTCGGTCACTCGCTGATGAACGACGGTCAGATGGAGGCGGCGCTGAGGGTGACGAATGACGCGCTTGCATCGGGGGATGAGGTTGAAGAGAAGCAGGGGAGGGCGTTCGCGTGGACGAATCGTTCGCTGATCTTGCAGCATCTTGGCGGTGACAAGCAGGCTGTGACAGATGCCCGTCGTGGGTTCAAGATATTTCCCGACACGCTGACTGAACTCGGACTCGCGTTCGCGCTGCTGTTCGATGAACAATATGCCGAGGGCATCCGGCACTTCGAGCGACGGTTCGAGTATAAGATACCGGCGATGCTGAACATGCCGTGGCCCCGATGGGACGGTAGTTACGTTGACACTCTTGTTATCATGCCAGACATGGGTTTGGGCGACACGTTATCGTTCGCTCGGTTCGTTGCCATGGCGGCGATGCCGGTCAGGCGGCTGATCTTCATGGTGCAGCCGGAACTTCTGACCTTGTTGCGTGGCGCGATGGCGGGGTTCCTGAACGTCGAGGTCGTGTTGAACGACTCCATTCTGCCTCCCGCCGATGCGTGGTGTCCGATCTTTTCAGTTCCGACCGCGTTGGGACTTAATGATGAAGAAATCCGTGACTGTGAGGGTTTGAGACCGGATTACTTTCCGAATGGATCGGTCTCGGACACGTTGAAACTGGACGACAGGGACTTCAACATCGCGATTTCATGGGCTGGTGCGCCGGGGAATGACATTGATCGTCACCGTAGTATTCCTGTGACGGAATTTTTAAGTCTGCTTGAAGTGCCGAACGTGAAATTATGGTCGGTGCAGGTCGGAAGCCGGGTTCAGGAGTTGCATAATTCAGGACTCGCGGCAATGATCCAGGATTTAAGCCCGATGATCCGAGACGCCGCCGACACGGCGGGCATCTTGCGGTGCATGGACCTGATCGTGACCTGCGAATCGTTCCTTGGGCACCTCTCGGGGGCGCTCGATCTGCCGTGCTGGGTGGCGGCGAGTAAGCGTGGGCGGGATTGGCGGATCGGCACACGCGGCGAGCGGCCTTTGTGGTATGACAAGACGCGAATCTGGCGGCAAGGCGACGATCTGGCGTGGCCAGGCGTGTTCGCGGCCATGGTGGAGGAGCTGAAGCGTGTCCGTTCCTGAGATGCACTCGCTTCTGGAAAGCGTGACCTTATTGGCTAGCCGGGAGGCGCCCCGGTTCATGCTCATCCGGCCCCGGATGTTTCGCCAGTTCTGCTTTTGGAACAAGCGAAAGGTTCGGTACCGCCGCCCCGCCTTTTATGAGCGCCGGGTGAAGAGGATATGCCATGCCCGTTCCTGACATGCGCGAGGTCACGTCGAGCAACGTCGATGCCGTGGGCTACGACAACGGCACGCTGTTCATCCGTTGGAAGTCCGGCAAGCTATCGTCCTACGCGGGCGTTCCCGCCGACGTGGCCGAGCGCGCGGCGAACTCGTGGAGTGTCGGGACGTTCGTGCGGGAATCGGTGATCGGGCGGTATGAGCATCGGTACGTGTCTGATGAGTGACCCCGACCCCCGCGCTCTTCAGGCCGCCGCGGCGCTGGACGAACTCTCGGCCAAGGTGACGCTGAACGCCGGGAACGGCTTCGCGGGGTGCTTCGCGCTGGTGCCGCCGGGAGAAGGCGACGTGGTGACGACGCTGATCCTCGATCCATCCGCCTCGCCGGCGGTGTTCTGGTCACTGGTCTCGACCAAGGCCAAGATCGCGCTGGATCAGATCGCCGAGGACGAACGGGGCGGGTCCATGGGCGGGTTCGGGCGGCGCTGATGGCGGGATGGACGCCCGAACTGGCCGACCGTCACAAGGAAGCCTTCCTGCGGCATCTGGATTATACGTTCTGCAAAAGTAAGGACTACGGCTACATCAGTCTTGGTAAGAACCTTTTGAACTCTCAGAAGATGGTGATAGATACGGTTTTCACCGGACTTGGCGAGGACAAGCACGATTTCAAGTTCCTGAAATCACGACAACTTGGTATTTCTACCATAACCCGCGCTATTTCTTTGTATTGGAACGGCATTTTCGAGATGACTTCGGCGTTGCTGTTCGACACGACGCAGCATCTGGACGAAGCGCGCCTCGAACTGATCGACATGCTGCAAAAGTTTCCGCCCGAATACGAGTTCCCGCGCAAGGTCCGCGACAATCGCTACTCTCTGACCCTGGCCGGCGGCTCGCGTATCAACCTGATGTCGGCCGGCGTCGGCAAAACCAAGTCCAGCGGCGGCCTTGGGTCAGGCTCCGGCATCAGCATGGTCCACCGGTCGGAACTGTGCGGCTATGGCGATCCCGAGGCGCTGGAAAACTTCCGCCACACGCTCTCGCGGCTCAATCCGAATCGTCTGTTCATCGATGAATCGACCGCTCGCGGCTATGGCATCTGGCATGATATCTGGAACGAGGGAAAGGAAGACCCCGATTGCGTGTGCGTGTTCATCGGCTGGTGGGCGCACCAGAATCAGGTGATCGAACGCGACCACCCCGACTTCAAGACCTATACCGCCGATCCTTTAACTGACGACGAGCGGAACAAGATCCGGCTGGTCAAGGAGCAATACAACCACGAGATCACCGCCGAACAATTGGCGTGGATACGCAAGGAAATGCGCGGCACGGACGATGACGAGAACAAGTCAGACGATCCGACGCGCATCCAGAACCAGCCATGGACCGAGGCCGAAGCCTTCCAGCAGACCGGTGCGACCTTCTTCCAGTCGGAAATCCTGACCGAGCAGACCAACAAAAACGCCAACAACAAGTTCACCGCCTACTCATTCATGCCGGGGTTCGACTTCGCCGACATGACCGTGGTGGCGACGAAGCACTGGCGGCACGGGCAACTGAAGGTATGGGAAGAGCCGGTCGAGGACTCGGTTTACGTGGTCAGTTGCGACCCGGCCTATGGGCACTCGGACAAATCCGACCGCTCGGCCATTCAGGTGCTGCGGTGTTTCAGCGATGGGCTGGACCAGGTGGCGGAATACGCCTGGCCGCTGATCAACACGCAGCAACTGGCCTGGGTGGTGGCCGCCATCGAGGGGTGGTACGCGGGGCAGACCAGCACGGTGTATCGCATCGTGGAGATCAACGGGCCAGGCGAGGCGACATGGCGGGAACTCCAACAACTCAAGCAGAAGATCGCTACTGGTTACTTTGGGCATCAACTGACGGACCGGGGGCTTCTCTCGATCCAGGCCAACGTGAAGAACTATTTCTATACACGTTCCGACAGCCAGCATCCGGGGCATGTGTGGCAGTTCAAGACTCAAAGCCAGTTGAAGGTCGCGATCATGGAGCGTCTGCGCGACGTGACCAGTTCCGGGCTTCTCCGCATTCGGTCGATGGCGACGCTGGAAGAGATGAGGGCGATTGCCCGCGAGGGTGATAGCATCGCCGCCGAAGGCTCCGGCAAGGACGACCGCGTGGTCAGTCTCGCCATGGGCGTCAGGTGCTGGGAGGAACGGGCGCGGCGCAACCTGATGCAGATCAGGCGCACGCGGGAGGCCGACATCGCGCGGCGCAGAGTGAGCATGGTGGATCAGATCAAGTTGTATAACGACAACCAGCTATCGACGTTCCTGGCCGGCAAGAGCGCGGCACGGCTCGCGCAACAAAGGGCGGCGCTGCGGCAGAGACGATGGGGTGGACGATGATCCGCCGCGGCTTCCTGCTTGGCCTGCTCGCGGCGCCCGCGATCATTCGTACGCCCGGCTTGCTGATGCCGGTGAGGCCGTTCCTTATTATTGAACCGCTGATTTCCGCGAACCAACCAATGTGGCAATTCGGAAACGACGAGTTGATCAGCATCACGCACCGGGCGTTGGTGCCGAAATTGTTCGTTCAGATGTATCAGGATAATCAACTACTGAAGATGCTCGCGAATGGTGGCGTGGAGGGCATTGTCACATGATCCGCCGCCGCTATCGCTGCCCGTCGTGTCAGAGGGTGTTCGAGTATGACCATCATCCGAGTGTTGAGGCTGATCCGGTCTCGGCTTGCCCTTACACCGGTTGCGACGCCGCCGCCGGTTCCATGGCGCCCGCTTTGGTAATGCCGCATATCGCTAAGTCCATCGGCAGGAACACCGATGCTTATTACCGCGAGATGGAGGCGGGCGCCGCGTTCCGCGCACAGATGGCGCAAGAGACCCACGGCCTGACCACCGAGGAAGCGTCCGCGATCAAGATCACCGACATGCGGGACAACCTGAAGGAAGGCGAGATCGCGGCACCGCCGGTATCGGCCACACCGGGCGGCCTCGGCTTCATCGACGGCGGGCCGATCGCGGCTGGCCTTCAGCAATCTGTCTTCGCCGGCCACCACGTCAACGCGGGCCTGGACGCCATGATGAAGCTGCGCCAGGGCCACGCGCTCACGGCGGCCTCGCGGGTCGCCGCGGGCACCGAGCCGGGCAACAGCCGCGTCTTCGCCAATACCACGATGACCACCGACCTCCCCGCCAATGAGACCCAGGCACCGGGCTACAGGAGACGCCGCTGATGGCCATACCTAAAGATTTGGGTTCCCTGAATA